GAAAAGTATGCTCATGTGGTTATCGGTCGCTGGGCTGACGTTGCAGAAGGTGCTGTGTTCAAGAAGTGGGGAATTGTTGACGAGTTCCCGGCTTGGGCAAAGAAAGTTGCTTTCGGGCAAGACTTCGGTTATACGCATGACCCGTCTGCTTCCATTCGTTGTGGTATCGTTGATAACGCCCTTTACTTGGATGAAGTGGATTACCGTACTGGATTGCTTTCTTCTGACATCATCAAGACTCTTCGCCCGTGGGGATTGAAAGTCATTGCCGACAGCGCAGACCCACGTTTGATTCAAGAGATACACAACGGAGGAATCAAGATATATGCCGTAGAGAAAGGTGCAGGCTCTATCAATGCCGGAATTGACAAAATGAAAGATATGGAGATTTATATAACCAAACGCTCGTACAACTTGCAAAGCGAGTTCAGAAAGTATGTTTGGGCAAAGGATAAGGACGGGAGCTATATCAACGAACCGGAAGACCATGATAATCACGGAATAGATGCTGTACGTTACTATGTATTGGGTGAGCTTCTTGGTAAGATTCAGAAGCCGAAAGATTTAACTGGAATATTCACACACTAAAAATATAAGCTATGCCATTGAATTTAGAAGAAATATTAGCATTACCCGATATCGGGCAGAAGATAAACTACCTGAAGAAAGGTAGGAAGACTGAACTTCCCGACTGTTGTAAACTTTGGGACGATTGGAATCCGGAACGCCATGAAATTATGGTTGACAAAAAGAAGTATCCGGACAGAAAGGTTCTTGAAAAAGAAGCTGAGAAGCACTTCGATGAAAAAACTGGTAAGACTTATGAAATCGAAGCAAGGTATAAAACAGAACCAGTGAACCGTATCTCCATTCCATTGGAACAGGATATAGTGAACATTCAAACTGCTTTCACGGTCGGCACAGAACCGTCTATGGATTGCACTCCAACTGATGATGATGAAAAGAAGCTACTGGATGCGGTAAAGGCTGTATTTAAATCCAACAAAATCAAATATCAGAACAAGAAGGTTGTCCGTTCTTGGTTATCTGAGCAGGAGGTGGCTGAATACTGGTATGTGGTTGATGATGATTCGTTCTGGACTAAGTTTTGGAAGAAGGTGAAAACTGCTTTTGGCGGCAAAGTGAAGCCTACTAAAAAACTGAAAAGCGTACTATGGTCCCCGTTCCGTGGGGACAAGCTCTATCCATTCTTCAACGATGAGGGTGATTTGGTCGCTTTCTCCCGTGAGTACAAGAAGAAACTCATGGACGGTTCGGAAGTCACCTGCTTTATGACTATCACGGACAAGAAGGTCTATCAATGGGATTTATCTAAAGGCTACGAGGAAAGAACCTCTTTCGCCCACGGATTTGGAAAGCTACCGGTTATTTATGCTTACCGTCCCGAACCCTATTGTAGTAAGATTAAGACTTTTCGTGTCCGGCTGGAGAAACTTCTTTCCAATTATGCCGACTGCATCGACTACCATTTTTTCCCGTTGCTGAAGCTGATTGGCGATGTGGAGGGCTTCATGGGGAAAACAAAAGACCGGATGGTGAAACCGACGGGAGAAGGTGCGGATGCGCAGTATCTGACGTGGTCGCAGGTGCCTGATACTATTAAATTTGAAGCGGAAACGCTTACTAACATGGCTTACGACATGTCAAACACTCCACGTATCTCTTTTGAGACATTGAAAGGCATAGGCAAGGCTTCCGGCACTGCTTTCCGCTTCATGTTTATGGGAGCGCACATGGCGGTGGAAAATCACGGCGAGGTTATCGGTGAGTTCCTGCAACGGAGGGTAAATTTCATTGTTTCTGCTTTAGGGGAAATTAATCCGACCGAGTTCAGCAAGGCATCACAGACCATTGACATAGAAACAAAACTGGTTCCCTATATGATTGACGATTTGAACGATAAGGTAACTACTGCCGTTTCCGCTGTCAGTGGTGGCATCTGGTCAACGCGTGAAGGAATCATGTTTGCCGGGAATGCTGATAGGGTAGAAGAGGAGCTTGCAGAAATCAAGGAGGAGCAAGCGGCAAAGAATAACAATGCAGCGTCTCCTAACCCCAAGGGATAATTCATTGCTTCATGTTTTTATAGTACTATTGGGCGGAGCTAATTTAGTTCCGCTTTTTTATTACTAAATTCTATATTATAGAATATATTTTCTGGAAAAATTTTATAATTCAAAATTAATTCATATTTTTGCATTAAATAAAAGAGGTATGAGAATTGTATCACATAGAAAATTGAAGGAATTCTACGAGACGAAAGGTTATGAAGATTCACGCATAGCTTTGGAACGTTGGTATGATATAGCAGAAAAAGCTGAATGGAAGAATCTATCAGACATTAAAGTGGATTTTCTTTCAGTTGATTATGTAGGCAATCAACACTATGTATTCAATATCAGAGGCAACAACTATCGGTTGGTTGTCGTTGTTAAGTTTACAATTGGGTACGTCTTCATTCGCTGGGTTGGTACTCATAAAGATTACGATAAGATAGATTGTTCAACCATTTAAGAGATAGAAGTATGAATAAAGTAACGAAAGAACAGTATGAATTTGCTTTGGCGAGAGTGGAGGAACTTCTGCCATTGGTTGATGACAATACGCCTTCAAATGATAAGAATGCGGTGGAGCTTACAGTTATGTCCGATATTGTGATAGCATACGAAAAAGAACATTATCCGATAGAAAAACCGACCGTTGCGGAATTGATAGAGCTATTCCTTGAAGAGAAAGGGATGAGTCAAAAGCAACTTGCTGGTGAGATTGGAATAAGTCCTTCAAGAGTGAATGACTATATCTCCGGACGTTCGGAACCGACCCTCAAAATTGCGAGGTTGCTATGTCGAGTGCTGAATATACCTCCAGCCGCGATGTTGGGTTTCTGATTAGTTCATAAGAAGAATATTTAGGCGTGATTCCATTCGGTTTCACGCCTTTTTTATACCATTTTACGACAATCGTTTCATTGTCGTGTATCACCTATCTGATTATTTCTCACCTTCTTTATTAATAACGAAATTTACCGTAGAAATTTATAAATCAAATTCATACGGTATGACAATCTTAGAACAAATTTTGGCAGGGCTGCAACAGAAATTCGCTGGGGTGGACACTGCTATCTTAACCCGAATTGCCACTAAGAAGGCAGAGGGTGTAACGGACGAGACAAAGGTAAACTCCATTGTTGAGGGTATCAGCTTCTCGGACGTGCTAAATTCCTATGGTGATTTCCGTGCCGGGGATGCTTCCAAGACCGCAGTTTCCAACTACGAGAAGAAACATAACCTTAAAGACGGTAAGCCAATTGAGAACCCTAATCCGAAGCTGGAAGATAAGACGGACGACATGGCGGCTATTATTGCTAACGCAGTGAGTGCAGCCGTTAAACCTCTTTCTGATAAGCTCGCTCAATTCGAGACAGAGAAGTTACAAGCTACCCGGCAGGAGCAGATTATGGCAAAGGCAAAGGAGTATGGTATTCCCGAAAACTACGCCAAACGATGCGCCATCAAGGACGATGAGGACTTGGACGCATATTTCAAGGACTTGAAGCAGGAGTTCGCAAATGACGGCTTCAAGGGCGTAACCCCTCCCGAATCAGCGGAAAAGAAGATTGAGAAAGAATCTGAATCTATCGCTAAGATGATTGACGAGGGAACGAAAACTATTGTTGAACAAAACAAGAATTAATTATGTCAGCAGGATTTAAGTACGATTTGGTTCCGCCCGTTGAGCAAGAGGAACGCTACGATGTCCAGACCGGTATTCGTAGACGTGGCCCGTTCAAACTCGACACGCAGAACCTGGTAGTGGGAAGTTTTCTTCCCGGATTTACACCGATTTGTGCGGACTTGAAAAATAAGTTCGCATACACGGTAATCAATGTGAGAGTAGTAGAAGCATACGCAACCGGTGACACGGCGTTATCTATCAAGGTAGAAAAGAACTCCCTTGCATACGTTGGCATGTTTCTCGGAAGCGGTACGAAAGGCGCGGAAGTTTCGGCTATCGACAAGACAAATGCAAATTATGATGTCTTGACAATCAAGGCTGCTTTTGGTGAGAATATCGCCAAAGATGCTGTATTATTCAATGCGGTTGCAGTTGATGGTTTAAAACAAAAGCATGTAGCTAATTCGGCTCTGTTTAACCGTACAAAGGTTGAGGACGGAGTCACATTGGTTTCATTGCTTCGTACAGCCGCAGAAATTGAACCCTCAAAATTGGTTATACCGTTCTCCGAGAACGATAAAGCCAACATGAAGGGATGGTTTGAATTTAACGAGTAAGGAGGTAGGATATGTTTTTAACGATTCAAACATTATTCGATGATGCGAACATTGTTTCCGCTATCATCAGACGTGTGAACCAGACACGCAAGGACACAATCTATTGGCAGCAGTATCTTACTTTCCGCAGAGTGACTACTCGTGTGTTCAAGGATTATATCGGTTCTGTAACCGGAGTTATGGCCGGCTCTATCAATTCACGTTTTGGAGAGAAACCCATCCGTGAGCGTCGGAACATCGGTTCCGGATATGGTGAGATTGCCTATTTGGGTGATGCTTATCAGATGTCTATTGACCGTCTTTCCGAATTGCAGGATTTGATTGACAAGTTCAATGCAGCTAAGCCAGCCGACCAAAAGGCTGCAATGGAAGAGATTGTAAACTTCCTGGCAGACGACTACCGTCAGATTACCCTTGCCGCCCACAAGCGTATGGATATTATTGTCGGTGCGCTGTTGATGCTTGGTGAAGCCACCGTTTACAACAAAGACGCTGCAATCACTTCCGGTCAGACCAATAATAAACTGCTGGAGATTACCCTTCCGTTCAATTTTATCAAGCCGAAAAGTGGAGATGTGGTTGTGGACGGAAAGAATATGTTTATCTCTTATTTGAGAGAGAAACTTCATTCCTTGGCACCGGACTATGGCGTTTATGCCAAGATGATAATGACCCGTGCATCTTTCAACAAACTTATTCTTGGTTCATCTGAATTTGGTGAGCAGTACAAGATGATTCTCGGCAGCAACGAAATGAAGTTGAGTACGGGATTGGTTTCCTCTTCTTTGGCTTCCGAAGTGTTCACCGGCATCGGTCTGCCTCGCATCGAAATCAAGGAAGACTACGTGAAAGACCAGACGGGAAAGAATGTGCAGATTTACGCGGATAACCGTATTACTCTGTTGCCTTCTGACCAAATCGGTTATATGCGCCATCATACCCCATATGAAGCGACAGACCCGGTACAAGGACGTACTTATATCCCGTCAGAGGGGCAGATGCTTATCTCTAACTACCGTGACAAAAACGGTCGCTACATGGAATATACGGCCGAGTGGATTCCGCAGATTTCCAACCCGGACTTGATTACCAATTTCGACCTGAGCGAAATTGCATCCATCCAATCAGCATAAGGAGGTAGGATATGAAAGTAAAGGTTATATCAGTTTTCCGCGACAAGTTCACCGGAAAGTATTATACTCCCGGTGAAGTGATTGAAGTCGGTGAGGAAGCCCGTGTGCTGGATATGGAAAGCCGCAGACTTGCTGAACGGATTGAGGCAAAAAATCCCGAAGTGAAAGCCCCTGAAGAAAAGAAGGAGGTGAAAATCTCCCTCTTTGAAAAGGAGTTTGAGAAGAAGACTTTGGTTGACGCTTTGAGGTCTATCGGTGCGCAGGCTTCCGGCAACATGAAAGAGGAAACTCTTTTGGCTAAGGTTGCAGAACTAGATGAAGAATCAACAGCCAAACTGAAAGAAGCATTAGGTATCGAGTAAAAGGATAGGGTAGTGCTTCTACCCTTCCATTGTCTAATTTTATAAATCAGAAAAGGAATGAAGAATTTTATTTTTGCCATGTGTGGCTTTTTAATGATGTCTTTGGTTTCGTTGAGCGTGCAGGCATCAAGTGTGGAATCTCCTAAGCGTGAATACGTGAATCCATCGGTTGATGTTGGTCTGCCGGATATTCAGTTTATCACTTTGGAAACGGCTCCGGCTGATTGTGTTGTACTGACCATGACACCTCCCGTCTTCTTGGTTGCAAATAACCCGGCTATGATGTGTTCGATGAAAGAGGAAGCGGCTATTCAAGGGATACGAATTAATGTTCCCAAATGTCCGTTCAGATACATCTATAAATCTAAACATTGTACGCATTATAGCTATACCGCATATAGTAAACTGATTACACCATATTGAATGATATCAGCCATGAGTAACAAGGAGTTTGTATTAAGCGTATTTGATAAGAACACCCCGTCTAATCTTGTAGTTGAAAATATACTTTCAAGAACGGGATTGGATGGTGAAGAACCTTTTGCCGAGGAAAATCGGGCAAGATTAGAGGTCGCTTGTGCAAAGCAAATTCCGTGGATGATACAAAATCCATCTTCGGTCAGCGAAAGCGGATTTTCTGTGTCTTGGTCTAATTATGTTGATAGCCTAATGAAATTGTACTCATGGCTGTGTAAGCAGTACGGCTTGAAAGACGAACTGAGTAACAAACCTAAAGTGACTTTTTTATGATATTCGCTCCACACATATTGCAGGTAAAAGTTATCACCCCGATGGATAAGGATGAGTTTGGCAGACCTATTCCTGGAACAGGTGGTGAATACTGGCAGGAGGTATGCAAGTGCCGTTGTGATGATAACACTACCAAAGAGTTTTCATCTGATAACGGCTCTGTGTATCGTCCGAATTATCATGTGGTGTGTGAGAAGAGAATTACTGTCAAGGCTGGTGATGAAGTACGTTGCATGGATGGTGATGGCGTAAGAGGTCAAGGCGAAGTCTACACGATAAAGAGTACAAACTACTTTAACTACTCGGAATTATGGATGTAGATTTCGATTTCTCAGATGTCGACTCCTTTTTCGATGAAGGAGAATGGGAGGTCGAAAAGAAGATGATTGATGTAGGCGATGAAGCCGTGAAGTACGCAGAGGAAAATGGCGATTATCAAGACCATACACTCACTTTGAGAACGTCCAATGATTACGATGTCGATAAAGACGGTTTGACGCTGAAAAACGAAGCGGAATACGCTTCATTCGTAGAATCTAAAGGGTATGATGTTTTGAGTAGTGCTGCTTTATATGCGGAGAAACGATTAAAAGAAGAATTTGAAAAATGAAAAGAATATTCAAGTATGAATTGATTGTTGCAGACCATTCAAAACTATGTCTGCCTATCGGGGCGAGGATATTGTCTGTTCAAGTACAACGAGGTACTGTTTGCTTGTGGGCTATCGTAGATGAATATCAGAAAGAATTGTGCTTTGTGGATATTTATATGTACGGAACGGGGCAACACGTATCAGATGCAGATTTGGCTGGAAAAAGATTTGCCGGAACGGTTCAACTTGGAGATTTGGTTTGTCACGTATTTCTCGAATATGACGAAAACGTCCAATATTTGATAGTATGATAGTAACCACCGACATAGGAAACATCCTCTACCGGGATTGCAAGGCTTTCGAGATATGCATAGTGCCAGCAGGAGAAACGCTGACGGGTGAATTGGCCTCTGAAAGAATCGTTATCCACACAAAGAAACAACAGCCGGGAAAGTATTGGAAGAAGTCTTTCGCAGAAGTGAATCTATGTGTACCCAATTTAAGCGAGAATGAAGCGAACACAATCCGGCTTAACGAACTTGAAAGAAAGGCTGGCAAGCTGCTTGATGATGTAGTAAGCACCTATGACAGTACAACCTATCGTTACTCTATTGAATCAATTGGTACGGAAGCGGACACAGCTTTGAAATGTCATTATGTGAATGTGAGAATTTTATTTGAAGTATTAAATGTAAAACTATAAGATTATGATTTCAGCAGTAGGAATTAAAAGAATCTTGTTTGCCGACATTGATAAGGTAACGGCAGACATTACCCCCGAAATTGCAAAAACTTTGATTCAAGCAGCCATCGCTGCCAAAGATGAGGTCTTGAATGTACACGGGGAAACGTGGCAGATTGAGGAGACGGAAGCCTCCGTCACTGGGTACAAGAACCAATTAACGGGAAAGAATTACCGTTACGATGATGTGCCGGGAGAAGTGTCACCAACTTTCTCTATCGGACAATATGACTGGAAGACAAAGAAAGCGTTCATGGGTGGCGATGTTATTCAGGCAACATCTAAAGATGTGGGTTGGAAGCGTGCTTTGGATAAAGTTATTATCAACAAAGCATTGTTCTGTCTGACCGATGATGATGTCTGGTTCATCTTCCCAAAATGCCGTATTGTTTCCCGTGAAGCCAATACGGATAAGGCAATTGCAATCGCTGTAAAAGGCTTGGTGCAGGAACCGGGAATTGAAGGCGTTTCTTCTGAGTATAACTACGAAGAGGGGCAGATTAAAGCTTTGCAGGCATGAACTACAGTAACCATTGTACCTACTCCTTCCGATGCGACCGTAAAGCTGGACGGTGCAACGGTCAAGTCAAAGCAGGTGAATGCTGGGGCTACCGTTCACTATGAAGTGTCGAAAGTGGGGTACGTCACTCAGTCAGGAGATATTAAAACCACTCCTTCTGAAGTTGATACCACTCTTAAAAAAGAGATAACATTGGTAAAAGCACAAGAGTGATAACCGGGGGATGGATATATACCATTCCCCCTTTTAGTTTAAGAATATGAATCAAGCAGCAAAAACGGTTTCTGATGCTTTGTTAGGGCTGGATTTCATGAATGTGGAGATAGGAGGGATGGTTTATACCATTAAACCTCCTACAATTAAAATTATCTGTCGTGCCATTCATCATTTTTCCAATATCGGCATGACTGGAGATAATGTCATGGAAGCTATTAAAGAGCTTCCTGAAGCTACTGAAGATATGCTGAAAGGCATTTCTTGTTTCATCTGTGGCAGTGAGGAACTGGCTGATAATTTGGAGAACGGGACTTTTGAAGAAGTTAGGAATGCTTTGGAAGTGTGTTTTTCCATGATGGATATTTCGGCTTTTCAGTGTGTCAGCTCGATGAGGAACGTGTCGATGCTGGCAGCAAGACCGAAACAGTAGGAAACACAACGTTCTTCGGGCAGATAGCCCATTTGATTGACACGCTGCATCTGAGTTATACAGAAGTGTTTGAGATTATCCCTTATCGGAATCTGCTGATGATGCAACGGGATAAATTACACGCAGTATATGGTGGTCAGAAGGTGAATAGAATCAGTGGTAAGGAATTGGCTAATCGTAGGAAAAAGAAATAGATATGGCGAAATTATATTGTTTAACTTTTTGAAATTAAAAGCTGAATCAAAAGAAGAAAAACTAAATCAGGTTGGGAAATAGCCCGACAAGCGAATAGAATCGCAGAAAGACGTTATGGAAGTGATGCAAGTAATCCTAATAATCTTGTGAATCGGATTACAGGGCGGTACTTGGGAAATTTCAACAAGAATGGAACGAGTTGGAATAAGCAGGTTTCTCGTAAGACTTATATGGGAAATGCTAATGGGTAAAGTAAAGTTAAAGCCGGAGGAATCCGGCTTTACTATTATATGAAAATTTCCAATATGGTGACTGGGGAAAGTTTATTTTGTAGAATGTAGCTTTCCGCATCTTCTTTTGAATCAAAGAATTTAATTTTTTCTGCCTCGTGGTATATATCTGAAATATTTGTTAAGCAGTATGTTCCATAAGAGTTTAAAGATAGCACAGAAGAATTTAAAACGAGGATGTAAATTAAACTGTGTCAGCAAGGAATAAAGTATTAACTTTGCTAACACAGTTTTTTTTATGAAAGAAGAATTTGATTTCGAGAGTATCAAGAACAAGGCCATTGAACAGCTGAAAGCCGGCAAGCCTTTGTTGGGTAAGGACGGCGCCTTTGCCCCACTATTGGAAAGTATATTGAATGCAGCCCTGGAAGGAGAGATGGATGCACATTTGACAGAAGAAGAACGCCAGATGGGTAACCGTCGTAACGGAAAGATGCAAAAGCAGGTTCAGACTCCCTTGGGCGAAGTAACCGTTTCCACTCCCCGTGACCGTAATTCGAGTTTTGATCCCCAGTTTATCAAGAAGCGTGAGACTATTCTGGCAGAAGGTGTTGCTGACCGTATAATTGGCTTGTATGCAATGGGAAACAGCACAAGGGAAATCAGTGACTGGATGGAAGAAAATCTTGGGAATCGTGTTTCGGCCGACACAATCAGTTCCATCACAGACCGTGTACTTCCGGAGATAAAAGCATGGAAATCACGGATGCTTGATTCTGTTTATCCTATAGTCTGGATGGATGCCATTCATTACAAAGTAACGGATGAACGTGGCTGCGCGGTAACCCGTGCAATCTATAATGTACTGAGCATTGACAGGGAGGGACACAAGGAGTTACTTGGAATGTATATATCAAGGAATGAGGGAGCAAACTTCTGGCTCAGCGTGTTGACAGACCTTCAGAACCGTGGAGTTGAGGATATTCTCATTGCCTGTATAGACGGTCTGAAGGGGTTTCCTGAAGCCATTCAAAGCGTTTATCCTAATACAGCCGTACAGCTTTGTGTAGTACATCAGATACGTAACTCCATCAAGTATGTAGGATCCAAGAATCAGAAGGAGTTCTTAAGGGATTTGAAATGTGTCTATCAGGCAGTCAATAAGGAATCCGCAGAAAATGAGCTCCTCAAGCTGGATGAAAAATGGGGTGAACAGTATCCTGTCGTTATCAGATCCTGGCAGGACAACTGGGATAAGCTGTCCGAATACTTCCAGTATACTCCGGTCATCCGTAAGCTTATCTATACCACAAATACCGTTGAGGGGTATCACCGTCAGATCCGCAAGGTAACAAAAAACAAGGGCGTGTTCCCATCGGATACAGCCCTTGAGAAACTTGTTTATCTTGCATACCGCAATATACGTAAGAAATGGACCATGCCACTGGCCAATTGGGCTACCATCTCGCAACAACTGGCTATAAAGTTTGGAAACCGGTTTAAATTATTGTAATTTTACGCTCGTCGGGACGGGTGGTCCCGCCCCTTGGCGCGGGCCGTTCCCCGACCGATGAGTTTTCTAGAGATAAATAATGCGTGACACAGTTTATTTTACACTACCTAAGGTGGTAATCTCTACAAGCAATACACGCAAACCTCTGATAATGAAGGCACCTGTATCTTCCGGTCTCTACAGGGTAGTTGTTATAAGCTATTCCTTGCAATATGACATCATTTACATTTTAATTTTGTAATCGAGAACTCTCTCATTACCGTCACAAACTCATCAGGCAGTCTTTTAAGTACCTCTTCCCTTATGGCAGTAGGCACACCACCATAATAGGCTTCCGCAATGCCACCCGTAATAGCCCCCATCGTATCCGCATCTCCTCTTAAAGAAATGGTCAGTCGAATGGCACTTTCATAGTCCGTACTTTCCAAAAAAGCAATGATAGATTCCGGTACTGTACCCTGACAAGAAATATCATAACTATAAGTAGCCCTTATCTCATTGCAGGTACGGTTAAGATTATAACCGAACGTTTCCTCCAATGTATCAAAAGCGTATACCACAATTATATTTGTACAAGACTTCTGATTCAATTTCTTTATTAATGCGAATCCTTTTCCTATCATTGAAGTTTATGCTCACTGTTTCTCGAACTAATCCTTTCCAATCATTCCAATAACAGCACCTGACTTTAGCCATGTTTCCTATTAGTTCAACCCCTGGTAGAATATCATCGGCTATATTCGAAATATCGACCTTTGAGAATATATTTCCCCGACAAAAACCTGAAAGGTTAGAGATGTCTGATTTTGAGAAGACATATTGCCTGTTCTCATAATTGCCATGCCAAAAAGCTGGCAAAACCGTTGATGCTGTTGTCAACAAATATATTTGCCATGCACTCATTTCTGAACATGTAGCACCTACTTTTTCAATTAAAAGTCTCTTTTCTAATGCTTTTGTTGAATGACCGGTATCAATATAAAACCAAGAATTATCTCCTATACTGACATGCTGTGCAAAATATATTTTCAGTATTCCATTAAAAGTCAGTTCGTCCAAAATGGATAAAACGTCATGATTATATCCATCAGGCGGCATTGTTTCTTCATGCAGAGATTTCAAATACCTATGAAATGCGTAACCTATCCAACCATACTCATTACTTTCTTTGATTAGACGGACAAGGCCCTTCGCCTTCATTCGCATCTCCTCGATTTCTTTCTCGTCACTCTCCAACACATCATACTCTATAATCTGATTCAAGAGAGAGATTCCTTTGCCCACATCTTTAATGAGTGTGTTTCCTTTTTGTCGTTCTCCAAGTATATATAAAACGGCCAAATTCCACAAGCAGCGAATAGAAGGGCAAGGTTCTCCACAAACTTTCAATAGATATTCAATAGCATGTTCAAAATCACCAATACCCCATAATACACTGAAGGTATTTTGCATAGCATTCTTAGAACCATTTGATGCCGCAAGACGTAACCATCTCAACCCTTCATCCATATTATTTTCGCAATTCAGCAAAAGAATGCCTATATTGTTTGCTACTTCATAGATTCCATCATTGTATGCTTGCACATAACAAGCCTTTATGTCATTATAAAATTGAATATTCTTTTTGAAGAGATGAGAAAGCATGAACTCATTAAAATCTCCTGCACATTCGGCAAGACTGCAAGGTTTACATACCGAAAAATCTGCAAAAGACCTGTTCCCTGAATCCACTACATAGTTTTTATCAAGATTATCAAAATACTTGGTATCTTTTAACGGATTATCAAAATACAAGTTTCTCGTTATGAGCTGGGACAAAATAAACACATCCTCCTGTCTAACCTTATTTTCTACTTTATCAATCTTTTGTCCTTGAACTTCTCCGTTGTCAATCGACACATCGGGGTAGAATTCAACCATTTTCCGACAGTTCTCGCATACAGACACAACACCGGCATAAGATAGTGGACTAAGGTCTATATTTACTTTATACCATACAAGCCCCTCTGATGAATTGCCACACTTCAGGCAAGGAAGTCTTTTGGGCTCACCCGGTATTTGTTCCTGCACATTATCCATGATATAGCCATACGCAAACGGTAACCGTTTAAAACTCCAATACCTAACTGTTGAATCTTGTAATGGGGCTGGCGCACACACCACATGGGTTACAATATCATCCTTAACTCTAAAAAGAACATACATCGGTTTATAACCCTCTATTTGGTCGTACACTGCTACATGACTATAATAATTGCAAAATTTGATACTTGTGCGTACATTGATACAATCATGCTTTAGTCGCTTTTCCTTATCTATCCAATATGATTCAAAATCAGCAATGCCACTTAGTTCTTTGTGCTTATAAATAATAAGTTTTACGTTTTCTGATAGGAAAGGCCTTAGTGTAGAAAAATCCTGATTATATCTGCAAAACGCAAATTTCTTTGCAATCTCAGTATATATATCATTAGGCAAGGAATCTTCAATCCGCAATCCTTGCCTATGTTTCTCCATAGCATCCTTAAGTTTCTTATTCTTGACGTGTCCTACAATAATCCATACCATTGCTGATAGTGTAAGAATAGCATACGCGACGCCTATAGTCAACCAAATATTCATAACACATTCAAAGATTATCCCAGAACTCCGGAGATTGCTGATCCATATCCAAATTATCATTATAATAAGGATTATCATCTATACTCCCCCAACCATCAGAATCATCCTCCTCAATATAATTCTCCTCTATTACATTATCTTCAATTTCTTCTACAAACCCAGAGCCACTTTCTGCTATATCCTCTACCCCATCCAATTGAGCAGTAAGCATGTCTTGCCCTTCAAAATCCTCATCTACCCTATCAAATTGCGCTCTTAACAAATCTTGTTCAACCGCTTCTTCTACATTATTATACTTTGCTTCAAGTGCTGCGTATGCATCTTCTTGTTCACTAATAGAAACTTGATTAGCAATAATTTCATGCATTACCATTTCATCATCCATAATTAACTTCTTTTTTTCCAT